GCTGACCTCCTGCGACTGATAGGACGCCGTGACCGTCACCCAGTCGAGCTGCTCGAAGAATCCGAACCCGATGTAGCGGTAGGGCGGTTTCTGGCCCGGCTTCGGGATCGTCTGGATGAACCCGGAAAACCAGGGCGAAGGAGAAAAATATGGACAGATATCAATCCTCGTTCTATAGATAATCGGAAAGCTCGGCAGGGAATCCAGGATAAAAGAAAAACTCCCGCACCCGAAATCCATTAACTCGAACTCGATTTCCGATACTTTTCCGAACTGTATGTCCGCGCCCAATTCTCCGACTTTAGTTTGGGAAACATCATAGACGAGAATTTTGAATCCCTTAAGCGTAAGCTCGGGGGGCTGATATGTGGGGATGCCCGTTTTGATGCCCAGGATTCTTTGTTCCCTGAGCCTTTTTTCTTCGCGGAGACGACTCAATGGATACCTCGATGACACTTATCGCATAAGGTTATGCCATTCGCTACATTAAATCTCTGTTCCGGATATGCAGTAAAGGGCAGGATATGATGGGCGTTTAGATTCCCGCCTTTTTTATCACCGCATTTTTGACAAGTGTACCGATCCCGCTCGAAAACGGCCGTTCGCCAATTTTGCGTTCGAGAAGAATTTCTTATTGATTGATGGGCGGGAGTGATTCCGCCTTTCCAATGGGAACTATTGGGGCCAGTCTTACCGGTATGCGCCCGGCTCATTTTTTCTTTAGTTTCTTCAGAGCAAATCCCGACCAGATTTTTATTCCAGGGACACCGTCCCTTATGTGCCGCACTATTTTTTCGCCTTGTATCTCCAGAATGTTTTTTCCCATAGAAAGGATTTTTTTCGCCCTTATATATTCCCTTATTTTTCTCGTGCCATCGTGTTATCGATTCACTTATCCGCCGCTTTGCTTCATCCGAATGATGTTTCGCATAGCGCGGTTGGAGTCTTTGGGAAAGCCCCTTGTTCCAGGAGTTATGTCCTTTTTTAAAACTTCCAGAATTCGCGTGATGTGGCATCTTTCTATCTCTAATTATACCATAATCAATAACCTACAGCCAAGCCTCATAGTACTGTACGGTCAAAGTCACTGCGCTCCCCGTATATTTAAAAAGATTAGAACGCCCCCCAAGCAATCTTAAGAACATCCCGCTGAACTTGCTGATTATATCCGTCGTCCCCCGCTTCACTGTGCCGTTGATGCAGTCGACGGTGACGGTCGTTCCGCTTGTGTTGAGTGAGTCCTGGATCCTGAGCTCGCGGGCGCTGTCGGTCTCGTTCTCGAGCTTGAAGTCGGGGTTGTCGGCATTGTTGAGAAAGATGATCGTCGGCCAGGTCTCGATCTTTCCACTGATATCCCACTGGAACTCGTAGGGCGAACTCGTGATTATGATCTCCTTCTGTTGGGCGGTCTTCCCGTACCAGAACGGATCCACGGCGAGCATCCGGATCGTGACGGTCCCGTAGTTATAGCCGACGGTCGAGGGGTACTCATGGGAGACTTCCTCGATCTTCCGGATTCGGATTTGCCGGTCGCGGTTTTGGACCCTGAAGTCCTCCTTGATGATCTGCTCGGCCAGAGCGTCCCATTTTGAGTTATACTCCGCATCGGAGAAGGCCCAGATTCGCCCTGAGATCTCGATTACCCGTTGCGCGAACATGCCGTCCGAGACGTCCTTGGCGCCGTGCGAATAGGCAACATCGAGCAGCGCGCTTTTCTTCGCGATCGGCTCGGACCGGATTTCGAACGTCTTCGGCAGATAGAATTCCTGGCCTATGCTATCGATGATTTTAATCTTCTCGTCCGCGGCCTCTACATAAAGCACGGGAATTGCCATCGTTACCTCCTCCCTTTCGAGATTGCCTGAAGAGTGCGCTCAGCCAGACGCCGCGAGATCTCATCAACGTCTCCGATATTATTAAAATTTCCGTAAAAATAATTTGACTGCCGGAGGGTTACGCCCGCACCCGCCAGCGCTCCCGGCCTATCGAGTGGGATCACGGCCTCTGGGCCCGCCTCGCCGATCATGGCCAGGGTGGGATGGGTAACAATGCCACCCTCCGCGAGCTTGATCATACCAAAAAGCGTCTTGACCGCTGCGATGGCACCGGCCACGGCCACGAGGTTGAATGGGAAAGGAACCGCCGCCATGACCTTCTCAATAATGAAACCAATTGCTTTCGCTTGGAGAGTATTAAGAATAGACTTGGCAGAAGACTTCAAATTATCAGCTAAGCTGCCCGCAGAGCCGGAGGCGTCGCTTGCCATGGCCTGGGCATAATCGGAAATGTTTCCGAAGCCCGTCTTCATATTGGTCTCAATGCCGGTCATGATCCCAGAGATCCTTGTTTTCATGTTTATAAAATTTTGGATGACCTGGCCGACCATCTCTGGCACGATCGAATGGCCAGCGACCTTCTCCCACATCTTTTTGAAAATGCCGATAGTATGATCCCTTATCCAAGTTGTGATCTCTTTGACCCTATTCCAGAGCCACATAAATTTATCGACTATACCTTGAACGATGGATTGGACGGTCTCCCATACCGCCGTCCCAAAGGCGATGAATCCGGTTTTTACCGCCTCCCAGCCGCCGACAAAGACCCCCTTGATCGTCTCCCACAGCGTAGCAAAAAAGGTCGAGATGGCGGTCCAGACTGTGACTGCGGCTGTCTGGATCGCCGTCCATATCCCGATAAGGAATGTCTTGATTTCCTCCCAGTGAGTGATGACGAGCATACCGACCGCGATGAGTCCGGCAATCGCAGCCGCGACGATTCCGATCGGGCCGGTTAAGATTGTGAAGCCCGCCGCAAGCGCTGGGAGTGCAATGAGAATGGGGCCGAGGATTGTTGCTAATACACCCAGGGCCGCAACAACAGGGACCAGAACTTTCATAAGTTGCGGGTGTTGCTGAGTCCAGGTAGTGAAGCCCTGAATAATTTTTGTAACGGTCGCAATGAGCGGCTGAAGGGCAGGCATTAGTGACATAGCCACCTGGGTCCCAAGCCCCTTTACGGACTCCTGAAGCAGGATCGTTGAATCTTTGAATTTAGCGCAGCCTTCAGCACCCTCCTTGGTGAATACCATCCCGGCAGCTTTCGTATCCTCATAGATTTTCTTTAAACCCTCAGAGCCGAGGTTGAGAATGGGGATTAGATCCAGTCCGGCGCGCCCGAATACCTTTTTTGCCAGTGCCGCTTTGAGAGCGCCATCCTCCATACCCTTGAATTTGTCCGCGACTTCGAGCATAATAGCATCCAGGCCCTTGAGCTTCCCATTGTTGTCGGTTGTCGTTATGCCGAGTGCGGCCAGCGCGGCGTTCGTATCCTGAGCCTCAACATCAAAACTCACCATATTTTTGGCAAGTATCCCAAGGCTTCTGGCGAGTCCCTCCAGTGGCACCCCGGCCATCTCCGCGGCCACCCGATAGCCGCTCAGAATTTCAGTCGAAATGCCGGTCTTTTGGGAAAGTTCGCTGATTTCGTGACCGAGCTCATAAGTCTTTTTCACCGTGACGGCGAGGGCACCGGTTATCATTCCGCCGACGGCGGTCATGCCTGCGCCGACGCGCTTGAGCATCCCGGCATGTGCCTCGATGCTTTTCTGCGCACTTTTCAGGCCGGCTTCGAGGCCCGTGGTGTCGGCGCCGATTTTAACAAGTAAAGATTTGATGGTCATTCAATCCCCACGCTTTTCTTTATCTCCTCAAGCTCCCGCTTTGCCTCCTCTTTTGTCATAGGCTCAGCTTCATCCTCTCTGAACGCCCAGGGCAAAAGCCTCTTGGGCTTTATTTGCTTTCCCGCGATGGCGCTCATGATGCAGGATGCGAGCCAGGCCGTCCGCTGCCATTCGCGCTTCTCCGCGGCCTCAAAAATTCGGCCGCGTTCGGCAAGCTCGGCCGGCGTCAGAGCTTCGAGTTCTCCGGCTGTGATTCCGATCTCTCTTGCGCGTCGTCCGAGCTCATCGCTTTTTTTCCCGGCTCAATCCCCGTATGAGCGGCCAGGGCTCCCGCTATGGTCTCAGCCACCCCAGCGATTGTGAGCTCAATACCAATATTCTCATTAAGCATCATTTCGACGGCGGCTGGAGTGAGCGCCGGATCCTCCCAGACGAGGCCGACCCAGGCGAAATAGGGAAGCTCATCAAAGGCCAAGTTCATGAGGTCTGGAAGATCCTTGCCGGCATATCTTTCACGCAGGGCCCGAATGGCCTTAAAATCAAACCGCAGGCGCCGGGGGCGATCAAGATTAAGGAGCCACTCCTTCATCATGGCACCTGAATGGCTGCGATCGTGAGCGACACGACGGCTGAATAGGTGATCTGAACCTTGCCGCTGGCGTCATCAAACCGATTCTTCGGGAACGGCCCGATCATGCGCTCCTGGGCAGCCGGAACCGCAACGGCGATATCATGGTCAAAACCTTGGGAACAGACCGCCTGAGAGTTTACGGTTACTGTTTGGGAAACGCCGGCGGCATTCTTGACGTGAATGAACTCATGGCCGGAATTGACGAACTCATCCCCGCCCGCAGTACAAGCCGCATAGGACGGGGTAAGTCCACCAAGGACAACTACCTGGACTGATAATGTAGCCACTGCTCACCTCCTTATGCCGGGGTCAGGGTACCGGTCAGCTTGAGCGAGAAGCTTATCCCTGCAGCATCGTCGAGCGGCGCCTCGATCGGCATCTCGGTCAGTCGGAAATACCCACGGTAGGTCGTGGCCGGGGTCTTGAGCCTGAGGTCGAGGTCCTTGGGCGTCGCATCCCAGAAGCCCTTCTTCATCTCGAGATAGCCGGCGTTGTCCTCGATCAGGAACGCGTCGAACTCGATCTCGACATTCCGATTGCCGGGCAGATTCTCCTCCCAGCCGGCCGAATCCTTGTCCGTGACGTCGATCTCGCCGAGCCCGAAGGTGATCGAGGCGTCCTTCTGCCCGCCGACTTTCGTCCAGACGGGGGATCCGAAGGTGCCGGTGTTGACTTCCACGTAGATGTCAATCCCTCTGACTTTACTCATTTTTTTACCTCCTCTTTAGATTTCTTCTCGAGATCCTCGGGAGTCGGCTCCTTCGGTATCTCGGCTATTGAGCCGGAAGGCATCTCCGTTGGTGCGAAGAAGACTCTCCTGGCCCGGAAAACAAAGATGATTCTGATCTCGTAGAGCGCCCTCCCCCTCACCCGCATGGCGGGGCCGATCGACGTGGCATAAAGCCAGAGCTCCCAGTCGCCGGCGTCGACCGTCTCTTTGGCGACGTTGATCGCTCGGTCCGTCATCGCGGCGAGTTCGGCCAACGATGGGCTGAAAAATGAGGCCGGGTAGCGGTACTCGAGATTTCCCGCGAGCTGTTCGCCGGTGAGGGTAAACTCAGGGAAAAGCCCATAGCTCGGCGGCGGCGATTTCTTTGGCTCCTTCTCCAGGGCCGGGAAGATCACGACTCTCTTCCGAATCGTTTCGCCTAAATCTATTTTCATCTTAAACCTCCTGAATTAAATATTTAAACCGTAACACCCCATGTCGGCTCACGCCGTCGATATCGATGATGATCTCGCTCAGTTCCAGGCCTGAATAGACGGCCCGGAAATCCTGGCCCAGATAAAGGCTCTCACCACTCAGGGCCCGCAGAATTTTGTCAACCATCTCCGCGCACTCCTTCCGTCCCGGATAATCGGACCAGATATGAATGGTCGATATGACCTCCTGGCCGGCCTGAAACTTATCCGACCAGTCGCGGCCCTCGAGCTCACCCGAGACGACGTAGGGCATGGCGACCTCCTTCCCGGGGAAGTCGTCATAGACCTGGTATCCCGTCTCGGCGACGATCCGGTCACGTTGCGCCTGGTGCAAAGGAAGAAAAGGACTTTTCATTTTATTCCCATTCCTTTCCCATGACTCGCTGGAGCCGGATCATGAGCTCGCCAGCAAAATCCTCGTAGGCTGGGCCGAGATATGGCCGAGCCCGGAGTCCCCGTTCGGCGATCACCTTGCAAATCGGCCAGGCACTTTCAAATCCATGATGCCGCGCCCAGGCCTCAAGGGCCTCCATCGGCGGGAAATGCGGCCGGGTTCCAAATTCGACATACGGCCCGTATTTCGCCACTGGCCCGATTTCAGCTTCGATCGCCGTCGGCGAGAGTTCGGCAAGGATACTATTTGCCAGGTTTCCCGTATCCATGGCCGGCTCCGTTCTGAGATAGGCCCTGGCCCTGGCCTGCATCTTGAGTGCGATGTCGCCCACCTCGACCTTCACCTCTGCCTCTTTCTCTTTTGGAATTCGCTTAAGCAGGCGGGCGATCTCCTTGTCACCCTTGATCTCAACCTTGAACCTCATTTCGCCTCCGTGCAATAGAACTGCAAAAACTGATGAGCCTCATCGATGTCGATGATAGACTCAATCTCGAGGATCCGGTCGCCGATGTTTATCCGCATATCCTCCCGGATGTCCCGCCTGAATCGCGTCGTGATGCGGTGCGTGACTTCAACTTGGATCTGATGAGCAAAGAAATACTCCCGGCCGGAGAGCGGCTCCACCTTCGCCCAGGCCTCGCCGCAGGTAGTCCATGTTTTGACTTTCCCACCATAACCGTCGTCGGTGGTGACGGCCTCCTGGAAGAAGATCCGGTGCCTCATCTCCCCCGCCGTTGGATATTTGCTCATAATCTAATCACCCTGTACGCTGCGCAGAGTCCCGAGATTGCGGCAAAGACTTTTTGCTCATCTGCCTGCCCCCGGTTTTCATAGAGCACGACCAGGGCGGCGAGGATTGCCTGCCTGAGTGCGGCGGGGACTGACGCGGCGGCATCCCCATAGCCCGCCTTCACGGTAATGATGAAGGAGGCAAAACCCCGATGAATCGGCCAGATGCAGCCGCTCTTGAGCATGACCCGCCCGCGCGAGCCCGTGATATCCACGTCATAGATCGAGGAGCTGACTTCCGTCTTCACCCCGGCATCGTCTATCGTCTCGATCTTCGTCACCTCCTGGAGCGGGGACTTCGTGATTTCGATCGACTCGCCAACCGCGTCATAGATGAGCTCGAAGGTTGCGGTTAGGAGCGTCCGCCAGGTAAGCTTTTCGACCAAGTCTTCGGCGGCCTCGATGAGCGCGGTGATAAGCGCGTTATCATCGGCGGAATCGACGCGCAGGTAGTTCTTGGCTTCATCCAAACTAATGACGTAGGCCATTTTTTACTCTCCTTAAAGTCGCGGCCGAAGCTGTGCGTTTTATTGTGCCGGTAGAGGTTCCGTCCTTCATTCCGATCTGCGTCTTCGGATAATCGGCCATCCCCTGGGCGACTATGTGCGCGGGGCCCGAGAGGGCGGCCACTCCGGATGCCTGTCTCGTAGCGATAGCGTCCCACGAACCGCCGCCGCTCAATACAGCCTCGCCGAATCTATCCGGACTTCCTTCTTCTTCGGCGATCCCGGAAGCCGTCAGCGACCCGCTGGCGGAGATGGCGGTTGAGTCCTTTCCTTCCTTGACTCCATCGGCGCCGGTTTGCCCGGCCCCCGAAATCCCGGTCTCGTCCTGGGCGTTTTTTGCCCCTCCGGAGATGGCGAAACCGCCGCCCGAGGCAGTCGCCTGGCCAGCTGCGCTCTTTGCCGCCAAGGCCACAAGAACTCCATTGACCGAGATGGCCGAAACTCCCCCTCCGGCCTTGCCTCCGTTGCCCGAGAGCGCTCCGCTTCCAGAGATCACTCCAGCGCCAGAGTGCTGCTCTATTCCCTTTTCGCCGACCGCCGTGATCGAGCCGCCAGCGGAGAGAGCTGCAATATTACTGACGGCCTTTTGACCACCCCCAATCTGAGAACCCCCGCCGGAAATCGCAGCAAGGCCCATCATCCCAGCGATGGCAAGGGCAACGAGCGCACCCTTTTCAGAAGTTAAGGCAGAACCTTTCCCGCCTTTCTGCGTTACTCCGGCAACCGAACCATTGCCAGAAATCACAGCGGAGCCGGAATGTTCTTCGGGAGCCGTCCCAAATTCCACGTCTCTCGAAAGCTGCACCCAGGGGTCAAGGTCGGTCGTCAGTCCGGCTGTCAGGGCGAAATCGGCAGTCGCACTCGGGTCGCCAATCCGCATCTGTATTAACTCTGCGGCAGGCGTAACCCCATGCAGTCCTATCTCGATG